TTCAATCATAGAAGAAGGATACAAAGAAGAATAATCTAAAACTGATATAGGATCATTTAAATATATACCAGGTTTGGGAGGAAGAACAATGGCTCCTTCGTAACTATCAGATGTAGTTTTTTTTTTGTATAAAAAGGGTAATAGATAATTTTCTTTACGTAAAATATCAGAAACCAAACTAACAATTTTTACACCCTGTCCTCTATTTAACGCCCAATCAAATGGAATCAAACATACATTTGACATTCCCATCGTTAACGTAATAAACTCTAATTTATTTAATAATTCTACACATAATATAACATCCATCATACAATATTTAGCAACAACAAAGCGATCATAACTGGTACCTTTTTGTTTTTCAAAAATATCTTTAGGTGTTACATCATCTTTACCTAAACACCAATAACATTTATAATCGTCTAAATTTAAATTTGGTGTTTCTTCTATAACAAGCGTGTTGTGTTGTATATCTTTAATTTCAAATTTTTTACCATCCATATATTTATTTTCTAAATAACCATTTTTTTCTACAAAATTAATATAATTACCTATATTTAAGCCCTTTATATTGTCGGTTTCTATATGAACTTGATTATCTTGTTCTGTTATACTTATAATATTTCCTTTAATAAATTCTGCGGATACATTATCTAATTTATAACTGCTTAACTTGTATCCTTTTTGTACCAATAAATATAAATCCATTTGCGAACGACCAGGAATGTCGACATATTCAATCGTAACTAATTGTCCAACCGACGATTTTTGTTGCTTTTTTTTAAGTTCACACTGTTCCATTTTAATTTTACTACAATCATAAAAATATGAATGAATTCCTAACTCTTTGGCTCGTTTCCATAACCACGGAGTATCGAAACCAATAATATTATAACCAGTAATAATATCGGGATCTTCTTTATTAATTAATTTTACAAAATCCAGTAACAAGTCTTTTTCAGTTGTATATGTATTAACAATAGTATCCGTAATCGGATCACATGTACCTAATGTTAATATTATATTTTTATAAGGTTTGGTTTCACCATATTTTACAAAACTACAACCAATTTGAATGGTTTTGTCTCCTTCTAATTCGGGGAAATAACAATTACTGGTATTTTGTTTTATTTTTTTTTTTTTTGAAGTATCAGAAAATAATGTTTGTGTCGCATTCAATTCTGTTTCTTCTAGTGTTTCATCAATTTCTTCACTTTCTTTATTTTCACTTATTAATTGTGTAATTTTATCAATACAATACTTTTTCTTTTTATCTCGAATTAATTTTTTTTCAGACAGTTGTTTTTCAATATACAGATGTAAATATTTTGCGATTTGCTTACATGCCCCCATAAGAATATTTGTTTCAGGCTTACTATTTTTTTGTTTTGGATATACTTTAGATATTTCATAGGTCGCATGACCCTTCATAAACGCACTACTTATTAAGTCATCTAAAAAGAATGGTAACTGTTTAGGAGAAATATTAATAAGTTCTTTTTTTTCACTCTCCAAAAGACTTTTTTTTTGTTTAATTTTTAGTATTTGTTCATATACAGCTACCAGTTCTTTTGATAATTTTCCATAATCTTTAATAGGTAAAGGAAAATCACCATGGCTGGAATCACATTCTATATCATACGCCATAACCTTAAGAGGAGCGTTTTCATCTTTTGTAATCGCCTTAATATGTTTCCAGTGAGTTTGAATATTATGTTGCGAACGTGACATAATCAATGATTGAGAAGATATTTTTTCATCCGGTATTTCAATCCACCCAGATGGTTTAATTTTTCGGAGATGTATAAATCTAATTAAAGGATCAATCATATTTTCATACAGCATATAGGTATACGGTGGTAAGCCTAGTAGTCGTAAATTTTTAACCGGTTCAATAGTGTATATCTTTCTATCAGTACAAGAACCTTTGCCATATACATTTCTTTCGCATATTTTTCCCTTTTTGGATCCCTTACAATTAGGATTCTTACACTTGTACGCTTTATCTTGAAACAGTTTAAGTGCGGAACGCATACCTGCTTTACTACTAAATATCAAACGAATAAACGTATCTTTTTTATTGTTATTAAAATCACGAAACGACATTTTTCTATGTATGGTTGTTCGTAACAGTTGGTCCGGGTTCCACATTTTATCTCGTACTCCTCGTTCAAATAACGCACATTGTTTTTTAGTAAACGCATTGGGAACTTTTACGTAAAAATAAGGAGTAAAATCATTTACTAATAATGTATAGGTATGTTCGTCCATATCCTTTCCAAATATAACTATTTTAAAATTTTTTTCTTTTCGTCCATATTCCCGTTCTTCTTCCTCACTATCAGAATCTTCTAATTCTATGTCATCAGAATACCAGCCAGTAATCTGAAACTGGACCATTGTAATAATATATATTTATGTGTATTGTTTAAATCAAATTTGTTGTTTTTTTTAAAGATTATAATTTAAATCTTATCTATATGTATAGTAATGTATTATATTTATATATTAGTTATTTTCATTATTGTAATATCTTTGTTAATCATGATACAAAGTGTTAACAATGAATTAGTATATCAAAAAAGTAGTATAGATAATAAAAACTATTTAGTTAGAAATGATGAACGTAAACTAAAATCAGCAAATTATATGGCGCAAATACATCAAAAATTAGAACTTTTATTAGAACATATAAAGGTAAATGCCGGCGATGATCCACGTGTTAAATTACTATTAAAAAAATATGATGCCGATAATATTTCCGAATCAATGAAATCGTCTATTTATACGTCGTATTCTGTTAATAAAGGAGAAAAATTAGTTATTTGTATAAAAGAAAAAGATCCAGAAGAATCGTTTATAGATATGAATACAGTAATGTTTGTTATTATTCATGAACTGGCTCATGTTATAACTAAAAGTATTGGACATACAAAAGAATTTTGGGATAATATGAAATTTTTATTAAAACATGCGATTACAGTGGGGGTATACATTAAAGAAGAATATAAAGATAATCCTAAACAATACTGTGGTATTATGATAACAGATAGTCCTTTAGATTAGTTATAATCATTATAATAACTACAAATAGTATCATTATTTATAAATAATAAAATAAATAATAAAATAAATAATATTTATTATATTTATTTTAATATTATTATATATTAATAAATGTCTTATAAAATAACACTTGTTCAAATACAACCTGAATATAACACTACAGATGTTCAAAATTATTGTGATAGTCTTCAAATAGCAACAACAACAGAAGATATTCAAACACAACAAACAAATATGTTTACAATGTTACAGGATAAACATTATATTACATTAGAAACACACGATATTAGTTCTTTTTCTAAAAATAATACCATAAACTATATTCAAACAATTATATATCAAACAACCGGTATTATACCTGAACACCAGTGTCTGGTAACGGAAATAAATTCTGATACAGAATCTCAATATATAGCTACACCTACTAAAGAAACAACATTATTACATACAATATACAATCAAAAAATAAATCAAGATATTTCTACTCAACTTACACAATTACATTTTCCTACTATAGATGATGTAGATGAAATGTCTTACGAAGATTTTATACAACATCCTACTTTATTGGCTCACGCAAAGGAATATACGCAAAATGTTATTATGACTCATTCCTATATACATAAAACAACACAACAACCACTGTTTCTAACACACAATATTTTACAATATTTAGATATTAATTATACAGAATATACTACAAAATGTGATGATAATTATGAATTAGTATCATTAAGCAATACTATTTTATATAATATGTGTAATAATGAAGGAAGTATGAATAATAATGAAATATACGTATACGATTTAAAAAATATATATGAATACTGTATACATAAAAAATTATTTGATGAAGATACTACGTCAGATTCATATACAAATTTTATATACGGGTTTGTTATAAAATATTTTCCATTTGTAGAGTTAGATAATGTATTACAAGAGTTTACTTCAAGATATAGTCATATAGATACTATACTTACAGAACATAAATATAATAAAACCTTTTTACATCCTTATACTCAACACGTAAGTGAAATTAAACAATCAACCTTACTTTTAAATACTATTGCGTTAATATATAATATTCATCCACCATACAACATTGATTTAAAAAGTTTATTTAATTCAATTCAATTAAGTAAATATATCCCGTTTGTATCATTTAACGATGCTATTACCAAAAAACGTAACAAAATTATTTATAATAAAGTGTACAAGATATTTAGACCATCTATTACTGAAGAACAAGATAATTATTATATAGACCAAAAAATATTGGGTTTAAAAACTAAAAAAAAATCAGTTTGTTCCATTGATATTGATGAAAATACTAAAAATGGTTGGATAGGAAAAAAAGTAACTGGTTTATTATATAAAATAGTTATTTCTGGTGTTACTGATGATGAAAAAATAATATATGGTGACTTGTATATCGAAGAATCAGGTGAAATTGTTCTTAACGTTCATCTGGAACAAAAACAAGCCGTATCGTTAGACTCCATTGATTTGATTCGAAATATTCTGGATACATTTTTAAAACAACATTTAGAAACAAACGCTTTTTTCTTTGAAAAAATAAAATTTCAGGATGTTCAAAGTAATATGTTATATGTCCATCCTTCTTTACCATATAACTTACATACATCATTTATATACAGTATGAAAAATATGTATACTGTTCAATTACATGATACCGTTATATTACAAAAAGAAAAATTAGAAACAATTATAGAAAAATATTTATTTACAATCTTTAATAAATCATATAATACTATATTTGTAAAAAATCAAGAAGTAGTATACATAAATGAGGATTCAAAAGAAATTCATGAAGGTGAAATAATAGATTTTAAACAAGGACCCAGTGAACCAAATCAGCAATTTCCTACATTTTTATATTCTATTAAAGATATACATAAAGATGTTATTCACAAAGACATTCCTTATTATAATATAAAAAATGATACACCAAGAGGTTCGTATCAATTAAAATATTATGATAATTGGGTTCCTTTTTATTATAAACAAATAAGTAATTATAATTTACAAGATATACAATCATTTTTAGAATATAATATACGAGTATATGGAGATAATATAGAAAAAATAAAATATAATATACAAAAATATTTTGGTATTTCTTATTACACAAGTGGATTAGTGTACAAACAATATAGAGATAGTCAACCTTTAAAAAATATAATTGGAAATAATATAGTTAGAAATATTAAAATTTTATGTAATATAGAAGGTTATAAAACAAAAAAATCTATACATGAATATCAGTTTTATATACAAGGAGCTCAAACATTGTATGAATTAAATGAGTGTAAAAAATATATTGATTTATTACTCACTTTGTATAAAATTGCTGATGTGAATGGTATACTTAGTGATTACAATGTTGAAGATATATCGACATCTTTATTAGTAAAAAAACCTATTCGTATAGATAACGGTAATGATGATGACGATGACGATGATGATGATGATGATGATGACGATGATGATGACGATGATGACGATGATGATAGTGATGATGATGATGGCGAAATTGATGATGACGATAGTGATGATACTATGAAAAGTAGTTCCAAAAAATTTGGATTAGTATTTGACGATGATGATGATGATGAAGAGGACGAAGAAGAGGAAGAAGAAGATGAAGATGAAGATGAATTAAGTGATAATATAGATTCAATCGAACCGATACAAAAAATATTAGATATTAAACAAACGTTAGAAAAATCCACATCAACTAAAAAATTATCATTTAAAACATCTTCTGTCGCAAATTGTTTACTTAAAAAATTATATGAAGATACTTACTTATTTCCTGAAGCAACATCAGATAATAATTTTAACATTCGCGATCAGTGGCGTAGAACTTGTCAATCAAGAGGTAATATTCGGTATCCTAAAATTATTACTGAATCACAAAAAAAACAAATTGATGAGGAATTTCCAGGCTCGTATGACAATGTTACTCGATTAGATACGAATACAGGTAAAGTAGTGTCAAATACAAATAATACGATTACACTTTCTTCTTCAAGTAAAGAAAACTTTTTATACCATAGAATTATTATAAATAATAATCCTCAAAATGATTATTTTATTCAGGAATATGATAAACAATTACATTTAATAACGGTAAAAGATAATTTACTTACACACGATCAATTTAAAAATAAATCATACACTATATATGCTTCAGGAATAGATTGTAATGAAGATATTAATTATGATAAACTTAAAAAAATACATGGATCAAAAATTAAATGTCGTTCGTTAATGATTCCTGATAAGAGTACAGATACATCTGAAAAAAAATATTATATATGTCCTATGATATGGGATGCCCATTCTGAGAAATCCTTGCGACCGGAAGATTTACAATATGAAAATGAAACGCCCTTTGTATCTAAAAAACCTAAAAAAATTAACGCCACTGCGCACGTGTCGCAACGAGTGCGCGAGGAAATGGAAGATAACTGGAATACAGATACATCTACAAATAAAAAAATAAAAGAATTTAATCCTTATATTGTAGGAGAAAATAATAAAAAAAGAACCGTTCTAACAAATAAAAACTTTGATCGAGTTATACCCACTTTAAATGAATCATTACTTATATCTAAAAAATTTAAAGACGGATTTTATAAATATCCAGGATTTATAGATATTAAAAATGGCAGTTTATTACCATGTTGTTTTCAAAAAAGTTCAAAAAGTGTATCTAATAAATGGGGCAATAACGAATTAAAATTAAGTAAAAATCCATATATAAACATAGCTACTAGTAAAACAAAAAATATTATTATTGATCGTATTTTACAAGCAGGTTCATTCGCATACGTATCAGATGATATTATGAAATCGTTAGGACTTATTAATCCTTTTAGTAATGATACAATGGATGAAGATGATGACATCCAGTATGAAAATAATATTTTTAGTATACGTTCTTTTGAACCTAAAGGTGGTAAGAACCGCTTTATTAGTAATATATTAGATTTTACAAGTAAAAACGGATATGATATGGTTCCATTATTAGTAAGAAAAGGAATATATATGTCTGATGGTAATTGTTTTTTGTCGTTGTTAATTGATTTAGCTAAACCATCCAATCCTGATAAATTTAATGTGTGGTTACAAACATGGGGAAAAACATATAAAAACCAACTACGTTACTTACAAAAATTAATTATTGAAAATTTAACAGAAGAAGAGTTTAAAACATTAAATAAAGGTTCATTAGATATTATGTTTAGAGATCATGTAAGCACAAATATTTCTTCGTTTCAAAATTTTATTGAATACTTATTATCGGATAGTGAAAAATATTATTATGATTTTTGGGATTACTTAACAAGAAAACACAAATGGTTATTTCCCAAAGGATTAAAATTATTAATACTTGAAAAAAAAAAAGACGGTTATAAAATAATTAATCCTTATTTTTTTGATACGCAATTATATATACAACAATCTACACCATTTTCAATTATACTAAAAACAGAAAGAGATGGTAAAGATTATTTTGAACCGTTATATTTATATTATAATCAACGAAATAATGTTATGTCTAATAAACCATCGGATTGGAACATCAATCATATTAAAGTATTTGATTCAGAATATCCTTTACTTATATACAAACAAACATTTAATTCTAGTAAAATTGGACCTACGCCGGATGGATTGGGAATAAATCATATCTATAATTATTTTATGAATGAATGTTCATCGTCCGAAAAAAAACTACTATACTTAAATAAAAAAAAATTGACACAAAAAGTAGACTCATTTACTTTAAAAAAATTAAACAAAAAACAAAAAAAAAACTTTATGAATATACAAATGAAAAATATATTATATAATATATATGCTTATTTTGAACATATAGAATATTTATTTGATAAAATAAGAAACGTTAATTTTGTTTCGGATATACATACATTAGATTACTATTTACACGATAGTGATGGTGATGCTTCACAAACATACAAATATATAGTTGTAAACAGTTATAATAAAGTTGTGTTATTACAACAAACAGATGATTCGTTTATACCCATTATTGATAGTCCCATACCTTCTCTCAAGCAAATGAATATATATTCTTCTCTTGAAAATAAAACACCTTTGCGCGTAATAGATGTGTTACAGACATCATTATCTTTACACACAATAAATAATTTTAATTTACCTACATTAGCCAATCAATTATCATTGTTTAAACAAGATATAAAACTATATATTCCTATCACTCTTATTGTGGATTCGGTATCGTCTCCTACACGTATTTATGGACTTATTACAAAACAAAACAATATGATTCCGGTTCAGCCCTACGATGTTGGACAAAATAAAGATAGTATTAATTATGATTTATATCATTTTGAAGATACGCATATTATGTTAGCAGATATTGGAATTGAATCGTATACACATTATCATTTATCTAAAGTATTTAGAAATAAACAAACATTTGAAGAATTAGTAGTTATTATAGATCCATTAGAAAAATATACTATACACTCTATTTTTAAAAATAAAAAAAATATATGTAATAGTGTGTATATACAAGTCTCGACACTGTTAGCACATAAATCACTGTATCTTGAAATACAAGATGTTAACACAGACGATATTCCTGATACATATCAAACAAAAATTAAATTATTACCACCAGATTCAGATATAATAGCATTATCTTATAAAGAGGTGGTATATATGTATAACGATTTGTACACTGCCTCAAATTATTTAATTCAGTGTAAACCCTTACGATACATGCTTAATATTTCTAATAAAAATGTAACAGGCATTTTATTAGAAAATGGGACAAAAGTTAAATGTGAAGAATTTAAAGTGTATTCACTCGATACCGAACAAAAATTTAATTCTGATTTTATGGTTCATAAATTAAATCATCAATTGTTTATTCATAAATTGGATTTTTTGGACAATATGTATTATAATGATAGCACCAACATTGATGAACGTATTAAAAATATCAATATTATTAAATATAATGATAAAATAAATTATATTATTCAATTAAGTTTGCAACGATTTTTTAAAGATGTGAATCATATTTTCTTAAAAAAATATATTTTAGGTATAATCTATAATGATGAATATATTGTAGAAGAAAAATTTATTCTCATACATTCCATTATAAAAATTATTATTGATGAGATTTTATTTTATAAGTTTAAGGACACGATAGCCATATCTAAAGAAAAAGTGGAATCTATTGATATTTTTATATTAGATAAATGTTATAGTATAGCATATAATAATGATCAGAAAGATACTAATTGTAAAACAAGTAATTGTTCCTTACAAGCAGTCAATATACCGTCAGAAAACCGAGTTCAAGACAACTTATATATTAAAGAGCGTATACGTAGTGATATTAATGAAAACATTTCCGTTTCCAGTGAACATATTACATTACAAGAATTAGAAGACAACTATGGTAATAAAATAGATACATTAGTTTCACATATACAGAAACTGTATCAACTAATTCATATTAATTGTAAACAACCTATTTATGAGATAAAAGAAAACTATTATAAAAATTTAATATATAAGTTTACTTATAGTATAATCAATAATTTTGTTATTCAAAGTAATATATTAGAAGGTAAAGAACTTATTAAAAATGATATGCGATATATAACTAATGAAAATGAAGTATTTTTCCGTAAAGAACACATTACAAGTAACAATATTGGTATGCTTTATAATAAAACAATGGAATACAATTATATTCGCGAAAAAAATATAATAGACTATTTTATAAGTTGGAATAATAATACGTATATTGATATTCATAGTAGTAAAGTAAGACCTGTATTGTCAAAAGAGTCTACATATACCGTTACACCAGTTACAACAACAGGTAGTATTCTTATACTTGATATACAAAATATATCTTTTCTAACTAATACTATGATAAACGATAACACAAAAACAAATGATGACACATATATCGTTACAGAAATCGCTGACGATGAAGTTCGCTTACTATGATCAATTTATTTAATAAATAAAATTTTATGATATTTTTTGTGAATCAGTATAATAATTATAATAATTATAATTAATATGTAGATAATATATCTTTGAAGTTTATTTTTATTTTTATAATAGGTTAATGATTCTGTTGATTTACTATATAATTGTTTATATATTTTTTGAAATTTTTTAAAGGTAATGGTTTTTTTATTTGTTTGTATATTTATAAGATTGTGTATTTCAAATAACCATTTAACGAGGTCATTTCTGGATTGTAAATGTAATTTAAGAGGTAGATCATTTAAATTTTTTCTAAAATGATTTTGACAGACAGAGCACGGTAACACATTCGCAAGTGCATAAAAAAAATCAGCATATTCATTTTTATTTTGTTGAGAGGGCGTTTTAGGATAATTAAATGTTATAGAATGTAATAATGTCCAAGCACCTGGTCCCCATATATTTGAGTTCATGTATAAAATATATATATATAATATGTAAATATATTTATATATATTTAAAAAAATAGTGTTTAATTAATTGTAATAGAAGTATTTAACACTATCCTTTTTATGGAAAACACAAAGGAAGATAAAAAAAAAACAAGCTTACCACAAGAACGTAAACGTTCGTTATCTATTTTTGATTTAAAAAAAAAAAAAAATAATTTTTTTAAAA